CAGCCAGTTGGCGGACAGGGCCTAGCCCAGCAGTCAGGTTGGGAGGCCGTTGCCCTGCCACGTCCAGGTGATGCATTCGGATCTATGCTCGGGCCAGCCGCGCCACTCCTGCCAAGCCCGATTGACCCAGTCTCTGAGCTCACAGGTCGCGCCGAGCCTCGGAAGTTTCAGTACCAGGTTGCCTACAACTTAAACCTGACCCAGCAAGAAGTGCCATGGTCAGTCCTGCGCTCACTCGCTGAGCAATGCGACATCATCTCTCGCGCCATCACCATTCGCACCGCTGACATCTCCAAGATGGAGTGGTCGTTCACCCTGTCACCTGACGCTATCCAGCGCATCATGACCGAGGAAAACGTCAGCCACGCTAAGGCGGCAAAGATTGGTCGTGAGCGTTTCGGCGACAAGATTGACGAGCTCACAGCCTTTTGGCGCAACCCCTACCCACAGTCCGACAAGGGCTGGAACCAATGGATTAGCGAATCAGCCTGGAACGTTCTCACCTTTGACGGCTGGTGCGTGTACCCCAAGTACAACCTCGGTGGCAAGGTCATTGGCTTTGACATCATCGACCCCTCGACTATCAAGATTCTGTTGGATGACCGTGGAGACACCCCACGCCCACCAGCCCCCGCCTATCAGCAGATTCTCTGGGGATTCCCTCGCGGTGAGTTCACAGCCTCACCCGACTCAGACGTTAACGGCAACTACTACACCGGCGTCAACAACGACGTTGCCTACAAGACCGACCAACTCTCATACTTCATCCAGAACCGTCGCACCTACTCGGTCTACGGATTCTCGGCAGTCGAGCAAGCCATCCCTGCAGCGACCCTCTACCTAGAGCGTCAGCGTTGGATGATTGAGGACTTCCAGGCTGGCACTATGCCAATGACCTTTATGAAGACCGACTCAACCGAACTGAACCACCTCAAGTTGGCTGAGTTCGAGCGCGTGTTTAACGACAAGCTCGTCGGATCTAGCGAAGAGCGCCACAAGGTCAAGGTTCTGCCTAAGGGCTTCGACCCCATCGTGGCCCCGAGCATGTCCGAACGCTACAAGCCTGAGTATGACGAGTTCATCATTAAGCGCATTGCCAGCATCTTCGGCGTTCAGCCCAGCCAACTCGGAGTAATTGCCCGCGCAGGACTCGGTGGCGGAAAGGGCCAGCAAGAGGGAGAAGAGCAGTCCGCAGAGACCGTCTCGACTCGCCCAATGGAGAACTACATCGTTGAGTGCATCAACTCACTTTGCCGTCGCTACCTCGGAATGGACACCAACCTCACGTTCAACCTGAACTACGACACCTCGGCAATGAACGAAGAGACTCAAGCCAAAGCGTTCCAGGTCTCGCTATCGAGCGGAACCATGACCCTGAACGACGTTCGTGGCGAACTTGGTCAGCCCCTTTACGACATGCCCGAAGCGGACGAGCCATTCATCTTGACCCCGCAAGGCCCAGTATTCCTCAAAGGACAACTCGCCGTCGACACCGCTGGCGAAACGATTGGACAGCACAATGAAGCGAACCCACAAGGCCAAGAAAGCCCACGCCCACAAGTCGGTGAAGAAGTCCCACAAAAAGATAACGGTAAAGGCCAAGCGGACCAAACTGGTGTAGCGCCACAGAACCAGACGGCCAAAGAGATGACCGACGTTCTCGGACAAAAGGCTGCAGAGGCAAAGGCTTACAAGGTCTTTTCCCGCAAGCCCCGAGGCCGTGAGTTTGAGTTCGTTTTCCACACCCCCGAAGAGGCCGCAGTCCTAAAGGCTCAAGTTGTCGACTTCCACTCAGGGAAAGCAGAGATAAGCGATACCCCAAAAGGACATTCGCTTACTAAGCGCAAGGCCGAAGACCTACCTGGCTACGAGGCCCGCGTAAAGAACGAAAAGAAGCATCACGCTGCAATTTTTTCAGCTCTCGGCGCTGGCGTTAAGGGCGTGAAGAAAGCCATCGACCAAACCTTGGCTTCGGTCCACGTTGCAGGAAACGCTGACGCCATTCTGTCGGCTACTAACTTGGCCGTGGCTCAGAACGTCACCCTCGATTCCGCGCCAATGGCAAAGGCTCTAGAGGCTCTGATTAAGGATGCCGGACAACTCGGCAACATCGGTGGCTCGGCTCAAGTCCAGCGCATTCCTTTGACCAAGATTGGCGACCAACTCCAATCCCGACTGCTCAACATCGACGCAGTCACTAAGGGAATTGGCGACACCAGCCTGACCCGAATCCGCACCGCCATCGTCGACGGCGTGGCTAACGGATCTAGTGCCTCGGACATTGCCGACCAAATCAACGCAGTCATAGCCGACCCCTACCGCGCCGACATGATTGCCATCACCGAGACGAACACCGCCTACAACGCCGGTGCTCTCGACACCTATACCGAAGCCGGTCTGACCGACTGGTATTGGCTGGCTTATGACGACGCTTGCCAAATCTGCCTAGACGCAGAAGCGGCGAACCCGCACCCGATTGACGACACAGACGTACCTAGCGACAGTTCACACCCGAACTGTCGTTGCACCATCTCACCCTTACCAGGAGAATAACAAAATGGCCCAAGAAATTACCTACGTTGGCATTGGAGACCTGACCTACAAGGAAGCCGAAGACGGTTCTTTGTACGTCTACGGTCTAGCCACCGACCCAACGCTGGACCTCGACCAGCAGATTTGCGACCCAGGCTGGTTGAAGACCGCAATGCCCCAATGGTTCAAGACTGGTGCGAATGTCCGCGAACAGCACTCGGCTATCGCAGCCGGTGTAGGCATCGAGCTCAACGCCGATGGCGACAAGTGGATGCTAAAATCTGAAGTTGTAGATCCAGTCACTCAAGCAAAGGTCCGCAAGGGAGTCCTCAAGGGCTACTCCATCGGTATCAAGCAAGCCCAAGTGATGAAGTCTGACGAGGCCCCCAACGGAGTAATCACCGGCGGGCAAATCGTGGAAATCTCTTTAGTCGATAGACCGGCCAACAGCAACGCGCGAATCGAAATCGCCAAATCAGTAAATGGAGAACTAGTTATGTCAGAAATCGCTAAAGCCGACGACATCCTGCAAGAAGCCGTAATGACCGAGGCTCCTGCCGCCGAGGGTCGCACCAACGAGGACGCAAACCTCGTTTGCACCGACTGCTCAGGCGAGGGCAAAGTCCACACCAACAACAACGAGTGGCTCACCTGCGAGATGTGCGGTGGAACTGGACTCCGCCCCGAGAACAGCCCAATCGACATCATCCAGGAAGACCCCTCACACCCTGCAGCCAACCTGCGCCAGGACACCGGCATTACCGACCAGCCCAAGAGCGACGAGCCAGAGGTCGAGAAGCGCGAGTTCACCGACGCTGAGCGCAAGGACATGGCCGAGGCTGGAACCGCCCTGCCTGACGGCTCATACCCAATCAAGACTGTTGGAGATCTAAAGAACGCCATCCAGTCATTCGGACGCGCCAAGGACCCAGCCAAGGTTAAGGCTCACATCATTGCCCGCGCTAAGGCACTCGGCAAAGAGGCTCTCATCCCCGAGGCTTGGACCAAGGCTGTAGAAGCCGACACCGCCAAGGCTGACGAGATGATGCACGACCCAGCCGACCTCAAGGCAGTCCGCGCTGGACTTATCGCTTTGATTAAGGCTGAGCTCGACGAGATGCTCGCTGGAAGCGAAGACGAGATTTGCGACGTGAGTGAACTACTTTGCTCACTACAAATCTTCCTCGACTGGTGGACCTCAGAAGCCAGCGAGAATGAAACCGATGCCCCATTCACCGGATGGGACCAAGACGACAAGGAAGACGACACTATGGCTTACTTAGGACTCGGCGTTTCAGCCGACCTCATCAAGTCTGCAACATCAGCCGACGCAACCGAAGAGGTTCGCGCTGAGTTGCGTTCAGAAATCGTAAAGGCACTCGGCCTTGACGACACCACCACCAAGACCGCGCTGGCGGAGGCAAAAGAGGAGCTCGAACTCCTAAAGGCCGACCTCGCTGCAGTCAAGGAGATGGCAGTACCAGGTGGCCCAAGCCTGCGCATGTCGCAGAACCAAGCCACCAAATCAGCCCAGGTTGACCAACTGCGCGCAGAGGCGGATCGCTACCGTCGCACCGCTTCGCAGGTAATCGACACCGGACTTCGCAACGCCTACGTCGAAAAGGCTCTCAAGTTAGAGCAAGACGCAGACGCAATCGCGAAGAACTAGCAGTACCCCTAAACCCACTACCCATCTCATAGGAGAGAAAAATCATGGCAATTACTGCCCCCTCCATTGACGAACTCTTTGGCGGACTGCCAAAGGAACAGCGCCTAGACCGCTTCGAGGCTTACAAGTCGGCTTTGTCCGCTTGCCAGACTCGTGGCCGTGTAGAAGCAGCTCGAGGCGAAGCCTCATTTGAGCGCGGCGTTGGAATCGTCAAGTCTGCTGGCGCACGTCTTCGTGACGACCTCAGCAAGTCCGTATCCGCCGACCAGTTGGCCGCCGTTGAGTCTGCACTCGCCGGAACCGACATCGTCAAGGAATGGACCCTTACAAACCCACTTTCGGGTGCTCCATACACCAACATCGGTTTGGTTCCCTACGACCTCCAGCCAGCATTGGAAATGCTCGTTCCGAAGACTTTCATTCTTCGCAACAGCATCGCCCGCGTTGGTGCAGTTGGTCAGGCTTTGGAATTCCGTCGAATCCTCGGTGTTTCTAACTCCCGCACCGGCGGCGTTGGCAACCTGAACACATTCTTCAACTCCAACACCAACACCCAGTCATTCAACGGTGTCACTCTTAACCGTCCTAACCTCATCTCATACTCGGCTGACCGTATCGTCAAGCCTTTCGTTGAGCAGGGTATCTCGGACTCCGTGAGCCTCCAGGCTGAGTTCGCTGGTAAGGGCTACGCTGACCTCCGTCAGTTGAGCCACACCG